ATTACTAATCTGGTAACAGACTTGAAGGGGAATAGTCTGGTGTTGTACTCCAGAGTAGAGACTCATGGTGCAATACTTTTTGACTTAATAAATAATAAGGTAAGTGAAGACCGGAAAGTATTCTTTATTCATGGTGGTGTGGATGCCGAGGATAGAGAACAAGTAAGGGAGATTACCGAAAAAGAATCAGACGCTATCATCGTTGCATCTTACGGAACCTTCAGTACCGGTATTAACATTAAAAACCTTCACAACGTAATATTTGCCTCTCCATCAAAATCTAGAGTTAGAAACTTACAGAGTATTGGTAGAGTCCTACGTAAAGGCAAAGATAAGGTTAGTGCAAAACTTTATGATATTGCTGACGATTTAACAATCGGATCAAGAAAGAACTATACACTGAACCATTTTATTGAAAGAGTTAAAATTTATGTTTCTGAACAATTTAACTATGACATTTTTACAATCGACATAAAGGAGTAAACCCTATGATCGAAGACGACTTTTTTGCAACAATCAAACTTAAGTGTGGTGATGAGATATTCTGCAAGGTAGCAGCATCAGAAGAAGATGATAGAACGATGTTACTCATCTCTAATCCTATTCAAGTAGAACCAATTAAGAGTAGAGGTTCAATCACTGGTTACAAATTTGAACCATGGCTTAAGACTTCTCAAGAAGATTTGTTTGTAATCAACCTAGATGAAGTTCTCACGATGTCTGAATCAGAGAACATTGAAATGATTATGAATTATCAGGACTACATCAGAAAGTCTACTCAAGGTAACTTCCAGAAACTAGATAAGAAGATGGGGTACCTAGGAAATGTCGTAGATGCCAAGGAGGTTCTGGAGAAGTTATACAAGTCTTCTTAAAGACCTTATAGTATCCTTATCTTCGGGGACAAGCCTAGTCTATGCCACTTTGAGCACCTTGTCAACTATTGATTATTCTGATATAATAAAGACAACACAAAACACCAATATGCCTAAACCTAGAAATGCTGAACACTATGTGAATAACAAAGAGTTCCTTAATGCTCTTGAGAACTATTTTGCACAAGTAGAGAAAGCAAAGCTTAACGATCAACCGAAACCACAGATCCCTAGGTATATTGGAGAGTGCTTCCTGAAGATTGCAAATCATCTATCTTACAAACCAAACTTTGTCAATTACATGTTCAAAGAGGACATGATCTGTGACGGTATTGAGAACTGTGTAAGATACGTCCATAACTTTAATCCAGAGAAGTCAAAGAACCCCTTTGCATACTTCACTCAAATCATCTATTACGCTTTCTTGAGACGTATCTCACAAGAAAAAAAGCAGCTCGAAATTAAAAACAAGATTCTTGAGAGAACAGACTTCGATGAAGTGTTCGATGCAAATGACCTTGACAGTGGTAACTACTCAGAGTACAATAGCATCAAAGATGCTGTGCATCAGAAACTGAGAGGTAACTAATGCTTGGACGACTTGACCCTGATGAGTATGAAGATACTCTTGTAAATCAGATTGCCAGAGCTGTCAATAAATTAAACTGGGAACCAGGTGACAATATCACCGTAGAGATTGGTGGTTCATCTATCTACGAAATTGATGGTGCAGGAACTAAGTGGGCACCAAAGAAGGGAACTGTAAAATATAACAAAGACGCTTTCATCGTGATTAAGAACCAAGATAGAAGATGAAGGTTGCGATTATTACTGACACGCACTACGGTGCCAGGAAGGGTTCTAAACTCTTCCATGATTATTTTGAAAAATTCTACACGGATGTTTTCTTCCCTACAATAGATGAGTTAGGTATTGATGATGTCATTCATATGGGTGATGCATTTGATAGTAGAAAAGGTATTGAATTTAAATCCCTCAAGTGGGCAAAGAGAGTGGTGTTTAATCCTCTGATTGAAAGAGGTATCAATATGCATTTGATGGTTGGTAACCATGATGCATACTATAAAAACACCAACGAAATTAATGCTGTTGATCTTCTTCTGCAAGAATATGATAATGTTAAAATTTATTCTTCTCCTACAGAGGCATCTGTGGGTGGTCTCCCCATTCTATTCATTCCTTGGGTCAATGAAGAGAATGAAAAAGAAACCAATAGTATTATCAAAAAAACCAAGTGTTCCGTTGCAATGGGGCACCTCGAACTCAACGGGTTTGTTGCAACCCCAGGCCACGTCATGGAGCACGGTCATGACGCAAAAGCCTATAATAAGTTCGACAAAGTGTTCTCGGGTCACTACCACTCTCGATCCGACAATGGGACCGTGTTCTATCTTGGTAATCCCTATGAAATGTTCTGGAATGACTGCGAAAGTACCCGAGGCTTCCATATTTTTGATACTGAGTCCCTTGAACATACCCCAGTAAATAATCCTCATAGGTTGTTCTACAAGATCTTCTATGATGACACAGACCATCAGACATTCAATGCCACTGAGTATGAGAACAAGATTGTCAAAGTCATCGTAAAGAAGAAGACAGACACCAAGAAGTTTGAGAAGTTCATCGATAAACTTTATACCGTTGGTGTTGCTGACCTGAAGATTGTAGAGAACTTTCAACTCATGGACACTGAGGACTTTGAGGCTGAAGAGTCAGAAGACACCATGTCCATCCTCAACAGATATATTGATGAAACCGAGACTGAGTTAAATAAGACAGTAATCCAGTCTCTAGTTAGACACATATACCAAGAGGCATGTGAGGTTGTCTAATGTATATAATCACAGTAGATGGTAAAGAAAAGGAGGGAGCATACTCTGTCGTTGATGACGATGGAGAACAGGTTCTCTACATCTTCTGTGAAGAGGATGATGCGATGAGATATGCCTTACAACTGGAAGAACTTGACTATCCAGAGATGCATGTGTTAGAAGTAGAAGACGAAATAATGATCAAGACCTGTGAGATGCATGACCACAGATATACTGTTATTACAGCCAATGACATTGTGATTCCACCCGACCAAGATGATAACGTTTAAGAAAATTACCTGGTGCAACTTTCTTTCTACAGGTAACCATCCAACAACAGTTGACCTAGACAAAGAACAGACTACCCTGATCATCGGATCAAACGGTGCAGGTAAGTCTACAATCCTTGATGCTCTGACTTTTGTTCTCTACGGTAAGTCATTCCGTAAGATTAACAAGGCTCAGTTGATTAACTCAACCAATGACAAAGGTTGTCTGGTGGATATTGAGTTCGATGTAAACTCTATCAACTGGAAGATTAAACGTGGTATCAAACCAAACATCTTTAAACTGTATCGTAACGACGAAGAACTAGATCAGTCACACTCTGCTCTTGATCAACAGAAATGGTTGGAACAGAATGTTCTGAAGATGAACTACAAGTCCTTCACACAGATTGTAATCCTTGGTTCATCTACATTTGTTCCCTTTATGCAACTCCCTGTGGCATCTCGTAGAGAGGTTGTAGAGGATCTGTTGGATATCAAGATCTTCTCATCTATGAATGATGTCATCAAGGGTAAAATTAGAAAGATCCGTGAAGATGTAAAGACTCTAGAACTCAAGAAAGAGGGTCTGAAAGACAAGGTAGAGATGCAAAAGGACTTCATTGATAAGATTGAGAAGCAAAGTAAAGGTGATATCAAAGAACGACTGACTAAGATTGAGAAACTGAATACGAATGTGCAGAAGTGTTTTGAGGAGAGTACTAAACAAGAAGATCTTCTACTTGACCTTAGAAAACAACTCGGTGATGTAGAAGATGCATCAACTAGACTCAGAGAGTTTGGTAATATTAAAGGTAAACTGTCACAGAAGATACAAATTATTGTTAAAGAACATAAATTTTTCACAGAAAATACGGTTTGTCCTACCTGTGAACAGGATATTGAAGAGTCGTTTAGGGTAAATAGAATTAGTGACTCCCAAATTAAAGCAGAAGAATTACGAGAGGGATACGAACAACTCCAGTCCGCAATTCAAAAAGAAGAGTTGAGGGAGTCACAATTCAAACAACTCACTTCGCAAATTTCAGAAACACTTAATGGCATTTCTTCTTTCAATGTACAGATTACTGGTTTTCAACGACAGATCGGGGGACTTGAATCAGAAATTCAAACTATTACCAGTCAGATCGAGAACCGAAATACTGAACATGAGAAGTTAGATACCTTAAGAACCAGTCTAGATCAGACCTATGATGATCTGGTAAAGTATAAAGACGACATTTCTTACCACGATTTCATCTATAGCCTCCTTAAGGATGGTGGTGTCAAGGCAAAGATTATCAAGAAGTACCTTCCCTTGATTAACCAACAGGTTAACAAGTATCTACAGAAGATGGACTTCTATATCAACTTCAAACTGGATGAGGAGTTCAACGAAACAGTTGAGTCTCCTATCCATGAGGACTTCTCTTATGCATCTTTCAGTGAAGGAGAGAAGATGAGGATTGACCTGTCTCTTCTATTCACCTGGAGGGAGATTGCTCGTGTCAAGAATTCAGTTAACACCAATCTTCTTATCATGGACGAGGTGTTTGACAGTTCTCTAGATGGTTTTGGAACAGATGAGTTCCTTAAGATTATTAGATATATAATAAAAGATGCCAACATCTTTGTCATTAGTCACAAGACTGGTATGGAAGACAAGTTTGAAGATGTTGTCAAATTTGAAAAGCACAAAGGATTCTCAAGAAAACTATGACTAAGTACGTAAAAATTATCGGTCTGTTTAGTTTCTTTGCCCTCCTAGGTGGAGGTTTAATTCATGGTCAGTTCCATCCATATAACAGTGCAATCCCCCATGTGCATCCTGAGTCTGGTACGATTCATGTACATTGATTTAACATTTGTTTCATTTTCACATATGTTAGTAAAGTAACACAAAGTAGACTATATAATACGTGAATGGAGATCGTTATGAAAGACCTTTTATCACGGAACGAACTAGCATCCTGGAAGTGGGATGAAAAACAAATTAGTAAAGAGTCTACAGATCAAGTTACAGATTACTTCCAATGTATTTCCGATTGTGAAATCATAGACAGTACTGCAAGGAGGTTTTGCCGTCACATTCTAACTGAAAATTAAGTAAATCCTACAAGGAGAAAGCTGACTGAAAACCCTCGGTGTAAAAACCGAGGGTTTAGTTTTATTTGGAGATCCAAGCGTTCCAATAGAGGTAACTCCAAGTCTTCTTTGGAGGAAAATATACATCCCACATCTTCTCATCTGAGTTACAAACAGATAAAGCTTTGGTTGTCATGTCTGCTGTGTACATTGCCATCACTGCTTCTCTCTCAATACGGATTACCATGGGATCACTATATCCGTAACGGTCAAAGGTTTCTTGAATAATATCTTTAGGTATCTTTTCATGATCAAGGATACTCATGATGTCAGAGTTTGCTAAGGTACCAGCCATACAGTCTTGAGCCACATGCCATCCTTCATGGCGTAGGATGGTAAGGAAGGATGGTAAGTCTTTTACAAATCCAGTATTGATAAAAATTTTGTTCTTGTCGGAGTAATATAAACCACGATACTCATTTTTAAAGTATTTTGGTTCTGCTTTATATACTTTGACCTCCAGATCTTCTAGATGTTCTAGGATTTCTTTTGTCTCCCCACTATAATCTTCTGCCTTTACAGGATATACTCCTTCTCGACACTCACCTAGTTTCATACATCCCATGGCTACACCACTAAAGTAGTGTTCTTCTTTAAGTTCATGGGCAGTGAGAGGTGTACATAATGTAAGGGATGTAATTAACCCCGTAAGCAATCGTTTCATAAAAAACTCACCAGTGATCTATATAGTGGACAGTTGATAAACTGGCTGACCCTTTCACCAAACCGGTCCATATGGCTGTATTATAGCTATATCGAGACAGAATACCACATGATCAACTACGAGATCAAGTCCCAACTCGCTAAACTCCTTGCCACAGAGGACCTGGTTGTGGAGAACCGTGCCGTAGAGACCGCACAGTTCAATGTCGAGACTAGGGTCCTGACACTTCCTATGTGGAAGTTGGCTTCTGAAGATGTATATAACATGCTTGTGGGTCACGAAGTTGGCCACGCACTCTTTACTCCTAACGACTGGTCATGGGAAGACCGTATCCCTCAGCAGTTTGTCAACGTGACTGAGGATGCACGGATTGAGAAGCTGATGAAACGTCGGTACCCTGGTTTGTCAAAAGATTTCTACAAAGGTTATCAGGAACTGGCAGAGGATGACTTCTTTGCTGTCGGAGAACAGAATATTGGTGACTTAAACCTGGCTGACCGTGCCAACCTTTACTTTAAGATTGGTAGGTTTGAGGACATTCCTATCCATAACAGTAAGGAACAAGAGATTATTGACATGATGGCTGACACTGAGACATTCGGTGATGCCGTTATGGTTGCTGAAGTTCTCTACAAGTATTGTGAAGAACAGCACAACAAAGAGAATGTTACTGATAT